CGTGGGAGGTCTGCGACCTGCACCTCGATGCGGAGGCGTGCCGCGCGCTGGGCGTGCCCCGTGGGGGCAGCGTGGGGTCCTGGGGTCACGGCAGCGAGGCCGAGGCCCTCATCGTCGCCTTGGAGGCCGCCCCATGACCCCGCGCCTCTGGCAGTCCATCACCGAATACCGCGGCCGGTGGAAATGGTCGGCCCGGTATTTCGCATACGGCGACCCCGTGCCCTACGAGGTTCACGCCACGGCGCCCACCCGGGAGGCGGCAGAGGCGGCTTTGGCCGACTGGATGCGGAGGTTCGGATGAGCGCCGACCGGCAACAGCTTGCGGCCCTTGCCGCCCGGCTTACGCCGGAGCCCGACCCCACGCCCGCCGATGGCGACGTTTGGGCCGAAATCATCGCGCGGACCTCTGACCCTCGGTTGCGCGCGTTGTACGTCGAACGTAGGGCGCAGGGAATCGCGCGGTACGGTGTGCCCTTGCAGCGTGTGAACGGCCGGAATCACGCCGTGGACGCGCTGCAAGAGGCCGTGGACCTTGTGGCTTACGCGGAGGCGGCCGGCTATCCGCAAGTCGCCGCGGAAGCCGAGGGCATCATCCGCCGATTGTTGGAGCTATTGCGCGGGTAGGAAGACCAACCGGCCCCGCGCCGTCCGGCTTCCCCAATCGACCTCTTCGGGAATCCAGACCGCCGGGGTATCCTGCGCGGTCGCGCCGCCCCCGATGGGGATGGCGGCCGACGTGACGCGCACGATATCGCCCGGCACCCAACCGACGGCGGCGCCCCAAAGCTCCACGCCTTCGACCTCGAAGGGTACGCGGCACGCCCACGGCGCCACGCGGCGGTCAAGGTCTTGCGCGATGGGCGCGGTTTCGCCAATGACGTGCTGGTTTAGGTCCAGCGGCGCGGGCGAATACTGCGCGGGGCGCGTGACCGGCCGGAGGTTGGACCGGCCTAAGACGTAGACCTCTGTTGGATTCCCGGCCGCCCCTACCGCGTGGTACGTGGCGTGCGAGAAAGGCAGCGCCCGATATTCGGCGTCGCAACCGGCGGCCCGGATTTTGTGCCTCCCGAGCGCGACGATGTTGGAGTCGTTGACCACGCCGGCTATGACGGTCGCGCCAGCGGAAGCCGGAACGATGGCCGCCCGCAGCGTTAGTTGGCCTTGGCGCGTGACGGGCCAGATTCCGAGGGGCGCGGCCCATGCGTAAAGGTCGGCCCCGGATTCCCATTCCACGCGGGTCTGAATCGCGGTCCATGGGTCCGAGCCAACCGAAGAGGTGTAGACAAGCGCCGACCATCGGTTCGCATCGGTGGCGTCAATCTCCCCGTAGGGGATGCCTTGCGCCCACGCGGACGGGAGGCGGTCATAAGGCCCGTTCGCCAGGGATACGCCGGTCGAAGTCCAGACGGACTGGATGACCGTGAAGGGGTGCCCCGCCACCACGGCGACAGGGTAGACCTCGGAAGCGATGGCGTAGGACGTGGCGAACGGCGGATTAGCCGGCGTCCCGCCCGGCATCTGCGGGAAGGTCAGGGTTTGCAGTTTGGTGCTGGTCTTCGCGCCGAAGTAGACGAAGCCCTCCGTCCCATTGGCCTTCGCAAGCACCGCCGCCGCGATGGGGGTGCTATTGGCGAAGTCATAGCCGAGCGTGAAAGACGTGGTGCTCCCCACGTCAAGCTCAGTCGAAACGCCAGGGGTGAAGCCGGATGCGAGCGTTGTGTATTCGGCCTGGACCGTCGCCAACGTGAAGTCGTCAAACGGGACCATACCAAGGCGGACCCTCTGCGGCGCCTTTCTGCCCACGCCGTCGAAGAGCGGCGCCGGGTAGGTGCTCCCGGTGGGGATGCGGTCGAGGGTGTAGGCGACCAAATCCGAAACGTCGATTCGGACCCTGGTTTGGTCACCAATGCCGCCCATCGAATAGTCGAGGATGCGCCCGCGCCAAATGCGTTCCGTGCCGCCGGAGAATTCCGCGAACACGGAGACGACAGAGCCGAGCACTACTTGGCCCGTGATGGCTTGGTATTCGGCGGGCGTGGCGGCAATCTCGAAGGACATCACCGGCAGCGAACACTGCCACGTCCGAAGCTGCAAACCCCACCCGGATACCACCGGCATCCGCGTCATGGCCCACCCGCCGGAGCCGTCCGAGGTGGCGACGGTCGCGCCGGCCCACGAAAGCCGGATGCGGATGGACTCGCCCGCTTCGATGGCGGCGACGAAGGCCGGGCTCCAACTCACGGGCGCATCCGCGGGACTCTGCCCCCGGCTTGTGCCGGCGCGTTGAAGGCGCTGCGTTGGATGGCGTCCAGCGCGCCGGGCGCGACGCCCACGCCTTCGGGGCGGAACCGACGGAACACGTCCCCGAGGGTTACCGACGTGGCGGACGGGGTGACGCCGACCCCAGCGAGCACAATCCCGCCCACCTGAAAGGCGTCATGCAAGGCCGTCAAGTCGGCCGGACTCTGCACAAGGTCCAAGGCCAGGGTGAACACGAAGCCGCGTTCGGACTGGAACAGAGGCCGCGCCGCTTCGGGGGCAAGCCGGAGCGCGGGAAAGCATCCCCAATGCCGGACGATGGGCGACCTAAGCCGGTGATCATAGGCCACCTTGTTGTCAAGCGTCAAGGTCGGCGCGCTAAACGAAGCGACCGTGCCGCCCTCCCGCCGGAATTCGGGAAGGGCCGACGAAAGCACAACCCGGTCATCCGCCGCGGGCGCGGCCGACGGGGCGAGCCCGGACAGGATGTTCGTCCCGAACAGGCTTAGGCCGGTGCTGTACGGCGCCGTGCCCGTCACCGGGTAGGCATAGGCGGCGGCCTCGTCAAGCGCGAAGGTGACCGCGCCGCCGCTTTCGAGGTGCCATAGAAGCGACTCGGCTTCGTCCCGCCAAGTCGAGCCGGCCGCCCGCTCCGAACGGCGCTCCACTACAATCCGGACACGCTCATACCCGGCATGGATGGCGGTCTTTACGCCGCCGTCCAAGGACACGGCCGAAGAGCGCGCATAGACCGTATCCACCTGCAAGTCATTGGGCGCGACGAAAGCGGAGAGCTTGCGCACCGGGGAGGCGGGGTCGGGGTAGAACCAGAGGGCGCCGGCCATGCGACAGCCTAACCCACAACGCGGCCGAATGGGCGCCGGCCGCGTTCGACGGCGAGCACAAGCGCCGATTCCCCGATGGGCCGGAAGGGGAAGTCCAGAGACGGCCCACGGTCGCCGCCGGCCAACCGTTCGACGGTGCGCGCGCTTGCCGCCTGCGTTGTCGCGCCCGACGCCGGGACCACGGTTTCCCCGCGATGGAGCATCATCCACCCGTCTTCCGCGACATACGCCGCGCCCGACGCAAGGCCCCGCCGCCGACGCCGCCGCTCCCGGCGTTCCTGCCGGTCTTCCCGGCTTTCCCGGTCGAAGGGGTTGATGCGCTCGAAGAATTCGAGAAGGACGGAGCCAAGTTCGCGCGCAATCTCAAACGGGAGTTTGAGAAGCGCGGGGATAAGCTCGGTTACGATTGCCTTTCCGAGCGCGGGCAAAACCCGGATAAGCAGTTCGGGCAGCTCTTCGATGCCCTTTGTAATGCTTTCGATGCGCGCTTCCTGCGCACGCTGGACCCCGGCGGCGCCTTGCTCGCCAAGCCCGGCTAAGCCGTTGGCGACCGCGGAGGCCGATTGCAGGATTTGCTTCGCGCCGGGAGGGGCGACGGCCGCCGCGAATTCCAAGGCCGTGCCGCCGCCGCCCGCGAAGGATGCACCCGCTTGGATTATGCCCTGCCGGCGGGAGGCCCGTTCCGCCGCCGCCCGTTCGGCGCGCTCCGTCTCCGCGCGTTGCTTGGCGATGGCCTCTGCCGCGTCAACGGCGGCCAGCCCGGCGGCCCGCTGTGCTTCGGCCTGCTCGACCCCCGCGGCGCGGGCGGCGTCCGCAAGGGCGTTGATTTCGGCGCGCTGGTTGGCATAGGCCAGGGCGACCCGTTCGGCGTCGGTGAGTTGCGCGCGGGCGAGGTCGGCTTGGATTTCGCCAAGCCGGGTAAGCGCGTCTTCGCCCTCTTCATAGGCCGTCAAGAGTTCGGAAATCAACGCATCATCGGTGAGAGGCGCCGCCGCTTCGGCCGCCCGGTCGGCGCCGCCTGCACCGCCGCCGGGCCGCGCGCGCAATTCCGTGGCCCGCGAGACAAGCGCGTTCACCTCGTCTTCGGTGCCGGCCACAAGGTCGCGCAAGAGCAGCCGGTATCCGTCAATCGCGCCGGAGAGGGCGCCGGAGACGCCGCCGCGGATGGCGTCTTGGATGCCGTCCACCGCGGAACGAAGGGCCTCCGCGGCGCCGCCACCTACGCCGGTCACACCGGCCACGGCTTCCGCCGCTTCGGCCGCCAAGGCCAGCACACGGAGGGGCGCAACCAACGCCGTCAAGAGCGACGCCGCCGCGCTTGCGATGCCGGCGATTGTGGCGTCCACGATTTGGCCGATGTTGTCGAGGGCCGCGCCCGCGGTTTGCGCGGCGACCACGCCAAGGCCAGCCAAGAGGCGCGCGCCGTCTTCGACCACCGGGGCGAGGTCTTCCGCGACGGCGACCACCACGGCGGACACGGCCAGCTTTGCCGCTTCGAGCGCGCGGTTTGCCTCCTTGATTTGTTCCACCCCGGCGGCGGAGAAGCCAAGGTCTACCCCGTCCGGGATTTCGCCAAGCGTCGCGGCGAGGTCTTCGGCCGCGCGGACGGCGGCGACGGCCCCGCCCACAAAGACAGTTGCGGCGGCGGCGGCGCCAAGCAGGCCGGCGGCGGTCGCGCCCGCGGGCGTTAGGGCGAATTCCAGGGCGCCCACAAGGTCACCCGCGGCGCTTGCGGCGCGCTCGGCACCGGGCGAGAACACGCCGACGGCGCCGGCCAGACCTTTGAGCGCGGTATCGGCCTTGCCTGCGGCCTGTTGGATGCCTTGGAGCGAGACGCCGCCCGTGCCACCGGGGCCACCCGCGCCGCCCATCGCGAAGAGGCGGTCAAAGTAGCTTGACAGCACGCCGCTTCCGATGGTTGTGGTCCGGGTTCCGCGCGCTCCGAACGCATCGGGCGTCACGCCGCGCGCGCGGATGGACGCTTCCTGACGGTCGGCGTCGGCGGCCACCTGTTCGCGGCGGCGTTGGAGCAGGGCTAAGCCCTCTTCGTCCACGTCGTTTCGTTCTTGGAGCTTGGCGATTAGGGCGTCAATCGCCCGGATTTCTTGGTTTGCGCGGCCTCGGATGTTCCCGAGGCGCACACGTTCGTCAGCGTCGCGCTGCTTCGCAAGCTCCCGTTCCAGCCCGCCGACTTCCCGGGCGGCGGCGCGCTCGGCTGCGGCCCGCTCTTTGGCCGACTCTTTGACGGCGGCGGCGGCCTCTTCTTCGGCGCGCGTCCGGGCCTCCACGCGGTCGGCCACGTCCCGGAGGGTTTGCGCCTCCCGTTGTCCCTGCGCGGCAAGGATGGCGGATTCGCCGCGGAGTTTCGCCGATTGCTGCGCAAGCGTGGCGATTTGGTCGGCGGTGAGGCCCGCGGCGCCGCGCACGGTGTCGAGGGTTTCGGCGGCGGCCAGCATCCGGGAGGCCAAATCCTCCCCGGACTTTGCGGCTTCGGAGGCCCGGCGTCGCACTTGGTCCGCGGAGAGGGCGTAGCCGTCAAGCGATGCGCCCGCGCCGTCGGCGCCCACCTGCACCCGGCCAAGCGAAGCCCGGAAGCGTTGGGCCGCGGAGTCGGCGCCGTTCGCCTGCATCTCCGCGATGGACAAAGCCCGGGTGAGCGATGCGGCCTGCGCGGCGGCTTCGTGCGCGGAGTCGGCCAAGGCGCCAAGCGCGGCGGTCTTCCCGGAAAACTCGATGACGTATCGAACGGGCGTCATACCGGGCTCCGGGCGGCGGCGGCAGCGTGGCCCGCGGCGAAGCGGTAGGCCGTGGCGACCATCGCCCGCGCCGGCGGGGTGAGGCCGGCATAATCCGGGCGGTGCTCGAACGGGAGGTCCGCGCCGACGAAGGCCAGAATAGAGGGCGTCGAAATCCACGGGCCAAGGAAATCGGCGGCGGCCAGAACATCCCGGTACGCGACGCGGAGCACCTCGGCAAGCGCGGCCAAGTCAAGCTCGCCAACCCATACATCCCCGGCTTCCGCGTGCCAGTCCACCGCCACCGCGACCGGGCGCCACGCGGGCGGCTCTTCGCCCTCGGCTTCCCAGCGCCACCGAACCGCGCGGGCGGCATCCGCAGCGAGGATATCCCACCGGGCGGGCGCCTCTTCGCCGGGGGCGTCCTTCGTTGCGCGGCGCAGGTAATCCCACGCGGCCGTCGAAAGCGCGCGGGGCAAGCCGCCTTCCAACTCAATCGAATCGAGGGCGCACACCCCGACCCACCCGGCGGCCGTGGCGATGGCCTCCCCGGTTGGCGGTGCCGGGGGCGGCGGTGACGCGGCGCAGAGACGCGCGGCGATGGCTTTCTGAAACGTGGCGAAGGCCAGCATACGCGCGGCCTTCTCACGAATCGGCCGGGGCAGCAAGAGCGCCCACGGCGCGCGCGGACGGCCGCCGCGGGGTTGTTGCAGTTCGGGGACGGCGGCCGCGTCCACCGCCTGGAACATCGGTTCGCCGCCCTCGCCACGCGCGACAACGCCGACAACGGCTTCGATTACGGCGTCGTCAAGGTCACCCGGCTTCCCCTGGAACACGGCCGCCAATGCCTCCCGGTGCGCCGCCTCTTCCCACGGGAGAAGGCAGCGGAAGCACGCATCCCAAAGACCCCGCGAATCAAGCCGGGTCAGGGATTCCGCCCGATGGACTTGCCACGGGCGGGCGGACTTCGGGTCCGTCAACGTCACGCGGCGGTGCCTTGCGTCTGGACGGCGGCCGAAAGCGCGTTGATCACGGTGCACTTCGCGCCGTAGGTGCCGCCGCCGTGGGCCGCGACGCGCACGCGCAGTTCAGCGAGGCCGACGCCGTTGATGCTTTCGGAGTGCTCGATGACCTGGGCATTTTCGAGCGCCCACGAAACCGACCGCGCCCCGTTCGTGAGGGTCAACGTCACGGTGCCCTGCGTCTCCGCAAGAAGGTCCGTGAGCAGCGCGAAGCTCGGCATCGGCATCACGAATTCGATGGTGGCGCCGGTGTTCTGCCCCGGGTACTGCTGTGCGATGCCGACTTCGCCAAGGTGTTGCAGGTCGGGGCTCAGATTCCGGTTGTATTCCACGGTGGCCGACGTGACGTTGTACGTGTTCCCGAGGATGGAAACCGTAGTCGCCTGCTTCGCGAACGGGATGGTGGCCTTCGTCCGGGAGAACGAAGCGGGCGTCTGAACCGGCGTGCCGGTCCAATCGACTTCCACGTTCCCGAAGAGGCGCATCGTTTCGACGCAGTAGCCGCCCGCCTGGATTTCCCAGCGGATAGACGCCACCTGCCCGCCGGAGAATTCCAGTTCGGAGAAGGTGCCGTCTTCTTCGGCCATCTCGACAACGCCGCCAAGGGTCGCGGGCTGGTCAATGTCGAGGGTGAAGGTGTGCGTATACGGGCCGCTGCCGGTGGTGGCGACGGAGCCGACGCCAGCGCGGAGAAGCATCCCGTCGTTGTCCATGTCCATCGGCTGCGAGAACTCGAAGTCTACGTACTTCTTCGAGACGAAATCGAGCCGGGTGAGGCCCGAATCGTCCAACCCCAAATCGGGAACGGCCGTCACGTCGGCGCGCACGATGGGCGCGGAGAGGCCGGAAGGCGTGGTCCAGTAGAGCGGGGCGGACGTGGTAACCCCGTCCCCATAGGCGGATTCGGCGCAAAGGCCGATTGCAAGCGAGCGACCGACAAGGCGGGCCATTGTGACTCCGAATCAGGCAGAGGGGAGGCGGAAGCGAAGAGCGACAAGCCGGATAAGCCGGCGCAGGGTGCCGCCGGTTTCGACCGTCAGGCGAAGCCGGTACGTGTTCGTGTCCCCGGCGGAAATCCACGGGAGGATGTAGAAATCGGCGCCGTCGTGAATGATGCGATGGAGCGCTTGCACGTATCGGGCCGTGGCGTCGGTGCCGCCGGAGTCGAGAACTTCCACGCGGAACCGGCGGGGCGCCTCGTTCTCGGTGGAGTCGTTCAGCGTGGCGTCGGCCGCGAACGCTTGGAGCGCGCCGGTCAGCGAGACGGCCACCGGGCGATAGTCGGTGCTGGCCAAGTCCACGGATTCCAGGGTATCGCCCTGGACTACGCCGGCCCGGGTCGGGGTGTCGCCGATGGTTTCGGAGGCGAAGAGCCCGCCGCCATACATCGTGTCCGCGGTGTCGGCGACGGACGAATCCGAGAGGGCCGGGGCCGCTTTCTTGACGTACATATAGACGACGTGAACATCCGAGGTGGTGACGCCGGGGGGCGTCGTGAATTGCACCCGATATTCGGCGGTCTGGTTGGCGTAGGAGAATGACGCCCGATTAAACGCCAGCGGGCCGCCGGTCGCATCGGCGAAGCGGACGCTGTACCCGTTGGAATCGACAGAGGACCAGAACCGGCGCAGGGCCGGGGTAATCGACACCTGCACCCGGATGGCGGTGGACGCGGCGGCGCCCGGGGAAACCGCGATGGGCCACCGATAATACGAGACGGGGGAGAATGCGAAGGCCAAGTCAAGCCCCCAAGGGTGTACGGTAGTCGGCGGACAACGTGCCGAAGACGGCGACGTGCCCTTCCTCGTAAGCGATAGACAGCGAAATCGAGGGCGCCGGGGAGGTGGCGTCAAGCGTCGAATCGCGGACGGCTACCCCGATGGCTTCCGCGACCCGGGAGGCGATGGCGGCCATATCGGCGCCCGCGGCCACGGCGACGATGGCGGCCACCTCGTAGGTGGCGGAAACCGTCTCGTCAAGCGCGGAGGGCGACGGGGAAACCGACAGCGAGATAGGCCAAGCTGCGACAACCGACCGGCCCGCCGGGGGCTGCAACCGCGTCGGCCGCCCGGTGTACGCCTCTGGCTTCTGCCCGGTCGCCGGCACGCCCTCGAAGGCGAACATGAGCCCGCCCAATAGGACGCGCACGGCGGCCAAGCGTTCGACGGCGTACAGGGTCAAGCGCGCACCGCGGGCGCGAAGATGGGGCCGCCATCCGCGCCGTCCCCGGCCGAACAGGAAGCAAAAACCATGAAGACGCGGTGGCGGCCCATGCGCGGAGTCTACCCCGGAATGCGCAGTCCTGGCAAGCCGTCCGCGATTTCCCCGTCAATGCGGCGCACTTCGGCATCGTGCGCGTCCCGGCCGTAGTTCGTCGCGCGAAGGCGGACGGTGCGAACGAGAATCCACAAGGGTTCGCCGCGATAGACCATAAGCCAGCCGTCACGCGCGCGAAGGCGGAAGAACTTCATCCCCTCCGAATCGTGCAAAAGCGTAAGAGGCCCGCCCGGGAACCGCTCCCGCGCGCGCGACCCGGGCACCGGTATCCGCAGGTATTCCATAAACCGGGGACGGATGACGCCGCCCGGAAGATAGCCGCTGCCCTCGTCTTGGACGCGGGCATACCGGATGACGGGCTCGGTTCGCCCCGCGATGAAGCCCGCCCGGATGGCGTCGGGGTGAAACTCTACGAGGGGTTCGACGGAGCGGGCGAGCGAGCCGCCCACCCTGGCTTGCGCGAAGGTCGCCGCGTCGGCCGCCATCCGCTGCGCGACTTTCGCGGCGTACTGCCCGAGGGCGGTTTGCGCCCGCTCGCCAAGGGCAAGGAGCGCCCCCGGCAATTCGTCCAGGGTCAGCGACGCCACGGGAGCTTGTACGGTGCAAGCTGCGCGCGCAAATCGTCGGGCCACGTCTCCGGGCGGTACGTCTCGGATGGCTGCCCAACCCCGGATTCACCCTGCCGCCCGCGCCGCCGGTCCACGTCCAAGGAGAAAGCCACAAGACGCCCGGCCGCGTCTTCCACGGCGCCGGGAACGGTCGTCCAGCCGGCAACGTAGGTCACGCGGTACCACGATTCCGCCGACCAACGCGCGCCCTTGATGGCGTCGATGCGCACGCGGGCGGGGTCGCTCCCGTCGCGGAGGGCGTAGTAATCGGCCTGGACGGTCGTCCACGTCGAACCGTCGCCGGATTCCTCGATGCTGGTCACCGACGCCACCGGGGAGAACTGCGGCACAAGCCGGGATTCGTCGCTCCACGGATTCCACGCCCAATCGTAAGGGCCAAGCACCCAAACCCGCGACGCCGAATCCCAATCCTCGCCCCCGGCGGGGAAGCCAAGGTGATGCAGAATGGCCGCCGACAGCGCGTCAATCCGCGCCAGCACGGCGGAATCGTCAAGCGGAACCACGGGGCCGGAGCCCTGGTATCGCGCGCGGTACGTGTCGAGGGTGACAAGGCGGACGGTCATGCGCGCATTCTACCACGGCGCGGCGCCGGGCGCCATTTGTGCAGGATTGACGAGCGCCGGGCGCTATGCTACGTCGCTTGTGAGGTGCCAATGCTTACCGTCCTGTCACTTTCCGGTGGGAAAGACTCCGCCGCCGCCGCCCTGTATCTGCGCGAGCAGGGCATCGAACACGTGCGCGTCTGGATGGACACAGGATGGGAACACCCCGACCTATACGCCCATCTCGACTACTTAGAGGCCGAGCTTGGTCCTATCATCCGGCTTTTGCCCCGGATGCCCGTCCTGCCCCACGAAGTCATGCCCCGTGTTGACGAAATCGAGGCGTTGGTCGGCCGGTCGCCGTCGGGCTTCGTCCGGTGGGCCGTCTACAAGGGCATGTTTCCGAGTCGGATGCGGCGATACTGCACGCAAGAACTGAAAGTGCGCCCCTTTCTCCGTTGGATTGACGAGCAGGATGACGATGTGCTCAACGTTGTCGGCATCCGAGCGGCCGAAAGCGCCGCCCGCGCTAACCTTCCCGAGCGCGAAGCCATGCCCGGCGCGGAGCACGTCGAAGTCTGGCGCCCACTGATTCGCTGGGCAGAAGCCGATGTGATCGCCATCCACCAGCGCCACGGGCTGCGACCGTGCCCCCTGTACCTGCGAGGGGCGAGCCGCGTGGGGTGCTGGCCCTGCATCATGTCGAACAAGGGCGAGCTTGCCCTACTCGGCAAGGATGACCGGCGGGTGGCGGCAATTCGGGCGCTGGAATCGTTGGTTGGCGACATGGCAGAGGCCAGGGCATCCAATCGCCACGGCCGGCCAGCTATGTTCCAGGCGTCCACGCCCGTCAAGACGCCGGAGGGCCCGGCTTATCCATGCATCCCCATTGACGACGTGTTGACGTGGGCGCGCACCGAGCGCGGCGGCCGACAGTTGCGCCTTGGGGACTGGGGCCGGGAAGACGGCTGCGTGCGTTGGGGCATGTGCGACACGGGCCCATAGCCGTTG